AACTGGGCTGCAGCAGCAAAGGCTTCATACGATGTAACTGGGCTTGGGCTTCCTAACACTCCTAAAAATGGTCAGATGACCGGAGATCAGATTTATCAAGCGATCAATGCTATGGCTGCAACCAATAACAAAAATTGGGGTGGCATCCGAGATATTCTCAAAAACACCATTCCGGGATATACAGCCAAAGATCTTCGCCTTAACTGGACTAACCAAGATGTAACTGCAGTTCGTAGTTTTATTACTACCCTTCACAATGTAAATACCACTATGCCTAGCAATCAAATGAGCGTTGCTGGATTCCTTAACACAACCGCGACAAATGCCAAAAAGAGTGGCGTATCTTTTAGCACTATCAACAGCACTCAGACTACAACTCCCGTAGTCAGCGTTCCTGCTCAGGCAGATCTAACTTCTGCAGCGCAAACAGCATTTGCGACAACTCTTGGTCGTTCAGCATCTCCTGAAGAAGCAGCAGATTTTGCCAAGAAATATCAAGATCTTGTTCTTTCATATGGTAACGCTAAAGTTGATGCTAAGAAAGCAGCAGCATTTAATGCACCTGCCAATCCAATTCAATTTGAACAAACAGGTCAAACAGCTTCTAAGCCAATTAAAAGCACTCAGCCTGGAATCAATGCGGTTGAAGCACCACCTACAGCAAGCATTGCTGCGGCTAACTATGCTGCTCAGCAGAATCCAACCGAAGCATCAGCTCAAGCTGCAGCCGATGGTCTTAGTCAGTTCATGTCAATGTTGAAGGGCGCATAATGGCACAAACAGTTATCCACTCACCTAAAGCAAAAGTTCCTTCAGGTGGAACAGTATCTTCTACTCAAGTTGCTAAAACAGCGACCAATGTTAATTTTGACCAAGCAACTCAAGATTTCTTAAATAGTAATTTTGGTTCTATTGCTGCTTGGTACAACGACCCTTCTATTGGTCCAGTTCTTAAATCTGCCCTTACAGCAGGTAAAAATGGAACAGCACTTCAGGGTCAGGCTTATACCGATTACATTAAAACCCATGCTGTTGATGCAAGCGGAAATGTTGTCGAAGTTAAGCCTGAAGAAAGTTGGTTTGGCACACATGGCAAAGCGGTTCGAGATGCCATGGCTCAAAAGATTTCTGATGTAGGAACTTACAATCAAAATGTTAAGAACACCCTTGATTCAGCAGTAACCCCAGTTGCTAACGAACTTGGGTTAAATCTTTCAGCAGAATCTTTAAACAAAGTTGCAGAAGATGCCTATGTCAACGGCTGGACTACTACAGATCAAATCAAAGCAGCATTAACTGCTCAGTACCATTATGATCCAACTGCCAAAATTCCTGGTGGAACTATTGGTAAAACCATTAGCGATATGGCTGCAATTGCAAGCAACTATGGTATTCCGCTTCCTAAAGATCCAGCACAAATGGAAACCTTTATTAAAGGCATTATTGCCCCTGGTAATCAGAACCCTGCCCTTGGTGGTAATGCTGAACAGATCTTTACTCAGTACGCTAAAGATCAGGCTAAAAGCCTTTTCCCATGGATGAGCGCAGCAATTGATGCCGGTATCGCTCCAAAGACTTACCTTCAGCCATTTGCTACAACCATTGCCAATACTTTAGATATTTCTCCCGATCAAGTAAATTGGCAAGATCCAAAATGGCAGGGACTTCTTGTTAAGACAGATCCAGCAAAGCCTGGTCTTTCAACTCAAGCCAATATGTCTGATGTTATGAATAAGATCAAGACTGATCCGCAGTATGGATATGATTATACAAATGCAGCAAAAAATGATGCCGCTAACCTTGCTTCTCAAATCAAGCAAATGTTCGGATTCTAGGGAGAAATATGGCTATCTATACAGGTCGAGCTTTAATTGATGACGGAAGCGTTGCTACCCCAACTTCTACATATACGCCAAGTGCAGCAGATCAGGCAGCAGCAATCAATTATGCCTCAACACCAGTTGCGCCTCTTTCAACAAATCAAAAAATTGCTAACACTATTTCCGCTTACGCTCAAGCGCATCCTGCTCCTGCAGGAACACATTATGGTCAAACTCTTGGACCTGATGGAAACCCAATTCTTTATAAAAATCCCGTAGTTGCGGGTGGCGCAGGGGCTGGTAGCGGTTCAGGTACTGGCGGTACTGGCACGGGAAGTACAACTGCTACAGCAGTAGGACAAGCCATTCTTGGATCTGATGGCTGGTATTACCAACCAATGTCTGATGGCACATCCGTCAAACTTGTTCAAGGTCAATCACAGGTTAATGCAGCAGATACTTCTGCGATTAACTCTATTTCTGATATTCTCACACAGGCTGGTTTAAATACTCTTGCCAATAATGCTTATAACCAACTTAAGGCTGGCGTTCCCGCAGCACAAATTATTAACGACATTCGCAATAGCCAAGATTATGCAAATCGTTTTCCAGGAATGGCTGCTTTGGCTGCTCGAGGACAGCGTATTACTGAAGCAGATTACATCAATAAAGAAAAAGCAGATATTGAACTTCTTAAGCAATACAACATTCCTGCTGGAATTTTTGATACAACTGCCTACCTTGGGAAATTGATTTCAAACAATGTCACAGCTCCTGATTTGCAAATGCGCTTACAAGCAGCACAGGATTCTGTAAATTCTTTGGATCCAAACATTATTAAATATGCTCAAGATACTTACGGACTTAATGCCGGAAGTCTTGCTGCTTGGGCTTTGGATCCAGCAGCATCAACACAGGTTATTCAGCAACAGGCTAAGGCTATGCAGATCGGTGGAGCAGCTCTTCAGGCTGGATTTAATGGTGGTCTAGCATCTAATGGCGAACTCAGCACCACCCAAGCACAACAACTTGCTAATGCTGGTGTTAATCAGGCTCAGGCACAGGCAGGATTTAATACCCTTGGTCAAGAAGGTCAGTTTGCCCAAGCGCTTCCTGGGGATACAACTGGTAGCGTGACTAACCAGCAACTTATCAATGCTCAATTTGGATTAAATTCTCAAGATACTTTGGCAGTTAAGAAACTTCAGCAAGCCCGTGTCAACGAGTTTAATCAGGGTGGGGCAGTTGCTTCTAACGCTACAGGTATTACTGGTCTTGGTAAGGGTAACGCCACAGCCTAAGTTGCTTAGTGCTTAGACATTCTGTACGCTTTCGTCTAGAAGGTCCGAGTAATTGTTGGCAATCTCCAAGTCGTTTGCCTGAGACCTGTTGAGACTTGATGAAGGTCGCCCCGCGAATGGCTTCGTGGTGTCGGTCTTTGGCTTCCGAGCCAGCCCCTTTAATCAGCCCCGCCGTACCACTATTCCTAGTAGGTGCGCGACACGGAAATGGAAAATGCAATGAGCGAATATGATTTTGAAGATCAAGAACTAGATAACTCACCAGAAGAAACCAACGAACCCGCTAGGGATTCTCGTCAGTTTGTACGAAAGTTAGAGCAGGAAGCGAAGGAAGGCAAGGCTGCAAAGCGCCAGGCAGAAGATGCCCAACGCGAGGCAGAAGCCGCAAAGCGCGAACTAGCTCTAATTAAGTCAGGCGTAGATGTTGAGTCTCCAACAGGAAAGTTGTTTGCCAAGGCATACGACGGAGAGATTTCTGTAGAAGCAATTAAGGCAGCAGCAACTGAATACGGTTTGATCGCAACATCTCAGACTTCTGAGGTCAAGAATGATCTTGATGCGTTGGATCGCGTTTCACAGGCTGCAGCAGGTTCTACAGGAGTTGTTTCTCCTACAGCACTAGATGCTATTCGTAACGCTGCGGATCCTTCTGAGATTATGAAGATTCTTCGTGAAAACAACATCACTATCTCGCATGAACAACCAGGCGAAATGTTCAAGATTTAGCCTGTCCTACTTCTAGCGAAAAGAGAAATAAATGGCATTAACAACCACCTCGTCGCTGGATCTCTCGAAGGCCGCGTATGAGATGCTTGCATACTACGCACTTCGCCCAGAGCTTTATTACGATGCTCTAGTAGAGGTTCAGTCAACAAACGCTACAAACCGTGGCGTATCTGTACAGTTCACAATCGCTTCAGATCTTGCTGAAGCAACAACAGCACTTAACGAATCTTCAGACACAACTCCTGTTGCTATGTCAGATTCTTATGTTGTCGTTACACCTCTTGAATACGGTAACGCAGTTCAGCTTACTTCTAAGCTCGGCGCTACAGCGTTCATGGAAGTTAACCCAATCGCTGCAAATGTAGTTGGTTGGAACGCTGGTATCTCAACAGACGGTATTGCTCGTAATGCTGCTGGTCAGGGTACACAGGTCGGCTATGCTGGTTCAAAGACCTCACGCGCAACTCTTGCTAAGACCGATACCCTTGCAGGTAACGATGTTCGTAAGGCTGTTGCTAAGCTCCGCAAGCAGAATGTTGCTACATTCAATGGTATGTACAAGGGTCTTATCCACCCTGATGCTTCATACGATTTCCGTGGCGCTACTGGTGGAACTAACTGGTCAGATCCTCATGTCTATTCAGATCCTTCAGGTATCTACAATGGTGTAATCGGTAACTTCCAGGGCGTACAGTTCATGGAAACACCACGCGCACCATTCTTTTCTGATGGAGCTACACAGTCATACACAATCTCAACAATCGCTGTATCTTCAGGTGTTGCAACACTTACAACTTCTGCTGCTCACGGTCTTTCTGTTGGCGATACTCTCACCATCTCAGGTGCTACAACAACATCAGGTACAGGTTCAACAGATCAGACTGGCTTCAATGCTCAGTTCACAGTTGTAACTGTTCCATCAACAACAACTCTTACAGTTTCTGTTGCTGGTCTTACTGGTGTTAACCCAGGAACTTCATTGACACTTGCAGTTGCTGCAGTCGATGTGTACGGAACTCTTGTCATGGGTCGTCAGGCTCTTGCTAAGGCGTTCTCAACTGGTGGCGGTTATGGCGAGCAAGCTCAGATCGTTGATGTACCTGTTATCGACACATTGCGTCGTTTCACAGGTATTGGCTGGAAGCACTTTGTCGGATACGCTGTATTCCGTCAGGCTGCTTTGTACCGCATTGAATCAGGTTCTTCAATCGGTCAGTAATTAAGTTAGGGGGGTGAGGCGCTTATACCTTTCTCGCCTCATCCCCCGCTTTATCGTTAGGAGTAACAATGGCAACCTTTGAACCCCCTTCACGCGTTCTCGTTCCTGTTGTTACTCCTAATGTCCCTAAAGAACAGCAACGCCCATTTGCTTATTTCAAGCCGTCTATCCCACGCGGTATTAATGTGTGGATCAATACTTTTAATGAAGTAACAGAAATTCAACCCCCTTTGTGGATTGAACGCACAGTTACAGATGCTGATGGCAACCAAATCAGCGTAACTCCTGGCGTTAAAAAAGTTTTTTATGGTGGACATATTTACACCATTAATGATGAAGAAAAGCGCATCCTTACCCAAGCAGGTTACGGTGATAACATTGTCGGGTGAGAAAGGGAGCGTAATGACTTGTAGCCATCAGAACCGCAAGATGACTTTTGTAACGCTAAAAGATGGAAGCGTAGAAAAAACTTATATTTGCAAACTTTGTGACGAGCATCTTTCTGTTGATGAAGGATCATTCTCGCTAGATGCAGTTCGCTCTATTGGCTTTGGTGTTGGAACTATGCCTACCCGTCACCCTGGATCTCAAGCAGTTGAAGCCCGTGAGAAGCGTTGGGAAAAAGATATGCCAGCGTATAAGCGTTTGCGTCAACAGGGGTTACAACCTAAAACTATTGACGGTGCAGCTCATATTGAGGCAAAAGCAGAAACTCGTTTTGAAGTTGAATCAGGTCAGGTACTCCCTGGTCAAGCAAAGAAAATTGAAACTGCGGTTAGCGCTATTGAATCTATTACAGGCAAAAGTGTTTACACCCCTGATACGAAACCGGTAAATCTATGACAACAGGACAAGACTGGATCGCTCAAACTCGCTCATACCTAATGAGTGGTTATGCTGAGAACAGAAATAAACTTGCTCAGGATTACACAGCAGGTAGTGGTCTTCTTGTTTTTCAGTACGACATGGCTGGTATTCGCCCAGGCGCTCGCCTTTCTATTGGCACAAATACTTTTTATGTATGGTCAGTAAGCGGTCAGCAAGCAACAGTTCAAGCAGGAGAAGATTCTTCTACCGATCTTAGCGTTCCAGCAGGAACTCTTGTTCGTGTATCTCCACGCTTTACTGGTGATGAAATTTGGAAGCAACTAGCAAATGACCTTGGGGACCTTTCATCTCCTGCTAATGGTTTATTTGGAATTCAGACGGTTGATCTAACCTACAACGCAACACTTAACGGTTATGATCTTGGTTCTATTGGTGACAACCTTCAGTCTATTTATGAAGTTAAGTATCTAACTCCTGGACCGCAACTTGATAACCCACGCATCCACACAACAGGATGGCGCTTGAA